AAGCAACTTTTAATAGAATACTTAAAAAAGTTCTTACAATGAAAACAGTTAATGAGTTAGAGGAACTAAAGCTAAAGATAGATGCTGAAATCCTAGCAAGAAATAACATAGAAGTCTAGATAATATAGTAAACCTAATCACAATGAGCTTTTTAAAACTCCTTGTAAATAAACTAACGTGTGTGCGCACAATTGTAAGGAATTCTCCTTAAATAGTCGTGGTTAGGTTCATTATGTTATCAGTGAATAATTAAATAAAAGGATATAAATATGAAACTATTTTATACAGAAGACGAAATAATCGCAAAACTTGGATATCCATACATAGAGTATGAAACAATAGAGATGATTGTCGACTCTCCAGTAAACGAACTTGACAGAATATGTTTCCCAAGTTGTGACCTAGTAGCTAGTGAAGTATCCATGTTTAGGGCAAGATACAAGCGTGATAGAATATACCGTGATAAAAAATGTACTAGCGTATGGATATTAGAAGGACAACGTGAATTTGTGCTTGATTACTTTGATATAGATAGAACGTAAAGGTAAATAAAATCAAAACACTAATTACACTATCAATATTAATGTTATTCCAAGGGTGTATATACAAAGGCAAATACAATTATGTATCATATAAATACGCAACGTGTGTAAGTAAGCACGATGTAGGAATAAAGTTACAGAATGGTATATACAAGTGCGTTTATAGAAAAAACAATAAGATTGTATATCAAAAGCCTAAAAAGGTCGTGAGAGTAGTTAAAAAGAAGATTGTTAATAGAAAGTATACATTTAAAAATCCTAGCTGGTTAAATACTGCATCTATAACGAAATGCGAAACAACTATAACAACTGTTTATAAAGACGGTGCTATTAGATGTAAAGGTAAGATTTTAGAAGTAGGGCAAGTTTCCATTATAAAAAGAATAAATAAATAGTGAGTCCATTTGAAATAGCGCTAATGGATTTAATAGTATCAGCTTGCATAGTAGTAACAATAGGAACCGTAATATTTTCGGTGTTCTTCTGTATGTTAGCAAAAGAAAAGAAGGATTAGAAGATGGAAAACGAACCACTATTAAATATAGGACTACTTTTTATAGCAGCTGCAAATATAACATTCGCTTCTGTTATTTCTTATTCGGCAGTACTTTATTTTAAATCAAAGAGAGGGTAATAATATTAAAAAGATATTAATAATAATACTATTATCAAGCTTATTAATGGCAGACACATATTCTATAACAGGATTCGCAAAGAGTAAGCATGATAAAGAAATGAACGGTGACCATAATTGGATAGGTCTTAAATATGAACATGATAACGGATACGGGGCAGAAATAGCATCATTTAAAAATAGCTGGGGCAAGAATACTAAGGCTGTATCAGCAAACAAAACTTTCTATGCAATAGATCGCAAAGGTTGGAAAGTAGGAGGAACAATAAGTTTAGTATTACAAGATGGATATTGCATTAGTAATTATGAAGCTAAACAATGTGGTCCTAATGATGATGATACAAGCATAATAGTAGTACCTTCAATCATAGTTAAGTATAATAGAGTAGGAATAAACATTACAGGTGCAACTGGTATAGTAATGGCAAACCTGCAATTAGATTTTTAAGGAGATAAAGATGAAACATTGTGCAACTTGTATACATGGAGAAACAACACCAGGACGAATGAAAGATGGTAAATATATACCACTATCAAGACACTGTCGCACTCACGTAATGCTATTAGGAGATAATACAGTAAACTTAGCAGATATATGCGAAGACTATGAAGAGATAACAGGAAGTTGCTTTCAAATAGATGCAGAGTTAAACAGAAGAGACACTCCAAACTTTTCCAAAGACTATCCAGATAGTGGAGATGACTATTGGTATGTAGACAAAGAAAATAATCCAATGTGTACCGAGTGGAGTTTTGCAGGTATAGACATAGAACGCTTCGAAAATGGAAATTGTTTTAAAACTGGAAGAGAAGCACAAGCTCATCAAATACAAATACTATTAGATATTGAAACAGCAAAGCTTTATAAGGAGGAATTCAAATGCCAATAGAATTAAAAGTAGCAATAATACTAGCACTCGTTATCCTTGGAGTATATGGAACTTATGTTTTTATAAGACTTATGAAAGAGGGTAACCCTGCTGGAATATCAAGTATGCCTAGTAAACACTTAGACAAGGAGACACAATGCAAAAGCTAACACTTAAACAAGAAGCAGCAGTACAAGAGTTTATGAAGAATGGTGGTAATAAGACACAAGCATATAAACATGCTTACAATACTGGCAATATGAAAGAAAAGACTATCAATGTAAAAGCATGTAATCTGTTTAAACAGGATAACATAAGGGAAAGGTTGAGCGAATTACAGCAAGAGCTTCAAGAAGATAACAAGATGACTAAAGAATGGGTACTAGAACAACTAAGAAATGTTGTAGCTAAATCATCACAAGCTGAGTTGATAGTCGGTAAAGATGGTGAGAATAGCGGAGAGTTTAAATATGATTCTTCTGGAGTAAATAAAGCCTTAGACACAGTATCAAAAATGATGGGTTACTATGCACCTGAAAAGAAAGAGTTGAGCGGTGAAGTAACAACACGTAGAACTATTAATCTACACCCTACTAAATAATGAATGAAATAAACGTATACCCAATAACATCAGACTATATACTTTGTGATAACTTCGTATCTTTAATTATTGGACCAATTGGAAGTGGTAAAACATTAGGCAGTATATTAAGATGGGAGAAGCTTATATATGAACAAGAGCCTAGTAATAATGGAATAAGATATACGCGTATGGTTGTAGTAAGAAATACAGCCGTGGAACTACGTGATACTACTATTAAATCATTTGAGGGACATTTCGGAGAAGACTTAAAGATGAACTGGGGTAATCTAACTGGATTATATGAACATGATGACGTTAAAGCAGAGATATTATTCAGAGCATTAGATAAACCTGGAGACATGAAGAAACTATTATCATTAGAGATAACATTTGCATATCTCAATGAGCTTAGAGAGTTGCCAAAAGAAGCATTAGAGAATGTAACCTCACGGCTAGGAAGATATCCAAGTCCTAAAGAGGGAGCAGAAGCAACCAATCCATGTGCATGGGCAGACACAAACGCATTTGATAACGAAACATGGATATATAAGAAGTTCATAGAGAATAAACCATACAATCATACAGTATTTGAACAACCTCCTGGTATAATAAACGCAGTATTTAAAAATAATCAACTTAAAAAAGCAGACATCAACCCCGATGCAGAGAATCTAAAGAACTTACCAACAGAATATTACAGAGGATTCATAGCTGGAAAGAGTGAAGACTGGGTCAAAGTAATGATTATGAGAAGATACATACCATTACAAACAGGTAAACCAGTATATCCAGAGTATAACGATGACTTACATTGCATTAGAGAAGAGGACATAGACAAACCTAGTAAGCAATTACCTCTATTATGTGGAGCAGACAACGGAAGAACATCAGCCTTCTTAATAGGGCAAAAGGACACAATGGGAAGAATCGTAGTGTTTGACGAGATAATAAGTGATGATATAGGAAGTATAGAGTTCGGAAAGATTATCAAACAATACTTACAAGCTAACTATTCAGAATATAAGATTGCTTCATGGATTGATCCGTGGGCTGGAGATACAAAGACACAGCTAGATAATAGAACACAGCTCAAAGAGTGGAATAAGTTAGGATTACATTGTAGGCTATCGTCAACTAATCATCCTGGTATAATGGTTGAGAGCGTGAAGACTAAGCTTAATACATTGAATGGTGGATTTCCAAACCTTGTAATTAGTGCCAAGTGTCAAATGTTACGTAAAGCATTAAATGGTGGATATCAATACAAGAGAGTTAATGTATCTGGAGAGCGATATAATGAGAAGCCAGATAAAGGAGCATTCTCACACGTTGCTAACAGTTTAGAGTTCTTAGTAGATGGAAGCGGAGCAAGTAGAGAACTTGTAAAAAGTATACCACGCAATAGCGGAACAGTAAACAGAGTAGATTGGGATAATTATGACGGATAAACAAAAAGAACTTTACGACAAATGGTCGAAGATGGACATATACATAGCTTATTTGGATGAACATAGAAAGACAGAAATATATAAGAAGCAAGTACAACTACAGCAGAAACAACTAGCATTACACAGATTCAAGTGTAAACATACTAGAAATGTGGTGTAATTGTGGTATAGTGTTGCTATAAAAGGGTGCAGAATGGTAGAAATTAGAGAAGTTGACGATTCTTATAGGGATTTTGTAGGGGAGAAGATGGCTAAAGTCAGCGATGAATACACTGACGAAGACTTAGAATTAGCATTTAACCTAGAACATATAATCATAGCGTCTTTCATAGATGGGGAGATAGTAGGATTCTGCCTATTATTAAAGCCTGTAACCGAATACTATGTGGCTTATACATGGAGTAAGGAAACACTAGAAGCAAAGAAAGCATTTATCAAAGGGATTAGATACTTAGTTAAGAATTATCCTGACATACAATTTGCAGGGGAAAAAGAACCAGTTATGTATAGAGCATACTTAAAAGAAAAAGGAAGAATATGACAGCAGCAGCAGTAACCGCAGTAGCAGCAGGAGTTGGAGCAACAGCAGCAGTAGGTAGTGTAATCCAAGCTAAGAAACAAGCAAAGACAGCAGGTAAAGCAGCAGATGTACAAGCAACAGAGTTAAAGAAGCAAGAAGATATTAGAGCAAAACAAGACAAACTCACAGCAGAAAGAACAGCAAGAGCAGATACAGCAACAACAGAAAGAAAAGCTAGACTATCATCTGGTAGAAAAGGTTTACTATATGCGGGCGATGAAACAGGCGTAACACCACCAACAGATGTATTAGGAGGATAGGATGAAGTATAAAACAAGTGAATTCGCACGTATTAGATGTGTAGACTGTAACGAAATAGTAGCTACATTAATGCCGGGACAACTATTTGATGATATTCCTGAGTGTAAATGTAGGAAAGTTATTGATACTAACTATGAAGCTATGAATATAGAAGACATTAGAGCAATATTAAAGACTAAAAACATTCCATTTAGTCCACAAGCTTTAAAGCCTACGTTAATTAAAAAGCTAAAAGAAGCATAACATGGCAGATATTACATTAGACTATGAAACAGTTAAGGCTAGATTTTCAGAAGCCAAACAGCGTAAGCTATTATGGGAAGACCATATCAGAGAGTGTTATAGATATGCACTACCTGAACGAAATACTATGGATAAGTGGAGTCCAGGAACAAGAAAGCGTCAATATGTATTCGATGATACAGCAGTAGATGCATTAAGTGACTTCGCGTCAAGATTAACAGCTACATTAGTGCCTAATAACACTGAATGGATGAAACTAGAAGCTGGTACAGACATAGACCCTAAAGATAAAGACAAAGTAGAAAAGCTATTAGAAGATATAACAGAGAAGCTATTTGAAAATATTAATAGTTCTAACTTCACGGCTCAAATGGATACAGCATTCTTAGACTTGGGTATCTCAACTGGTGCAGTAATATGTAGCGAGGGCGATGGTATACAATCATCATTAAACTTTAGAGCGGTTAGTTTATCAGAGTTAATCCTTGAAAATTCATCAAGAAGTATTGTTGAAACAGTATTTAGAGAGTTTAAAATACCAGTAAAAGACATAAAGAAGACATGGCCACGTGCTAAACTTACAGAATCTTTAGTAGAAAAGCTAACAAATAAACCTACTGCAGAAGTAAATCTAATAGAAGCAGTTATAGAACAAGATAAAAAGTATTATAGCTTATTGATCTATCAGAACGAAAGAGCATATCTTATACATGAAGAGTTAGATTATAATCCATGGGTAGTATTCAGAGAAAACACAATACCGGGTGAAGTATACGGACGTGGTAGAGTAATGAGACAGCTTAATAATATTAAAACACTTAACAGAATGGTAGCAGATTACTTAAAAGGTCTATCATTCCAAGCTAATCCAATATTTACAGCTGCAGATGATGGTGTTATTAATCCTTATACAATGAAATTACAACCAGGTGTTATTATGCCAGTTGGTAGTAATGACAATGCAAACCCTACATTAAGAGCATTACAGTTAAGTGGTAATCCTCAGCTAATGGATTTTGCTATTAAGAACTATCAAGACCAAATTAGAAGAACATTCCTTTCAAAACCATTTGGTAACATAGAAGAAACACCAGTTAGAAGTGCTACAGAAATGAGTATTAGAAATGCAGACAATGCAGCTAGTACATTATCAGCAAGTAGTCGAGTACAGTCTGAGTTACTAGAAAGAATCGTAGCTAATAGTTTATACATACTAAAGAAAGCTGGTAAAGTTCCAGACTTCAAAGTTAATGGTAAAGAAGTTAAAATAAAGTTTGTAAATCCATCTACTAGACAGCAAGACGAATCAATATTAGCTGCTTATGGTAGATTCATGGAGTTTATGGCTCCGTTACCTCCTGAATTAGTAGCACAAAAGATTAAAGTCGAAGATGTTCCCGTGGATATATGGGACACACTAGGACTTCCAGCAACAGGAAAAAGAGATCAGGAAGAAATAGACGCTATGATGAAACAACAACAAAAAATGGCACAGCAACAACAAGGTATGCCACCGCAAGAGGGAGCAATGTAATGACTGAACAACCATACTATGAAGAACAGCAAGAGTTAACCGATAATCAAAAAGACGATTTGCTTAAACATGAAGCCACAATAAATAGTTTTATAGTGGGTACATTTGAAACACCTCTAGGAAGAAAATGCCTAGAACATTTAGAGAAAACATTTGTAGACAGAGACGTGTATAGTCCTGGTCTTACATTTGAACAAACAGCATTCAGAGCTGGGGAAGCTGCGGTAATTAGACAACTTAGAAAAACTTTAGAAGGAGCAGTAAATGGCAATACCAAATAGAGAGATGAACACCATACTTAATAGCGGAGAAATAACGCAGATACATCTAGGTGGCACTAACTCTGGAGACAAATTAACTACCAGTAATGATGTAGATACAAAGCTAGTACCTTATGTAAAAAAAGACGGAACAACATCACAAGAAAAAATGTTGTTTGATGACAAAACAGGGAGTGAGCCAACATATGCAGAAGGAAATGTATATTATGCAAATGGTTCTTTAAACGTACAAGGAGAACAGTCTGACGTAACACTTCAAGTAGGTAGAGAACTACACATAGAAGTAATCAATACATCTGGTGCATTAATTGCAAACGGAATGGCTTGTCGAAACGATGGCGCAACAGCAGGAAATATTAAGATAGAACTTGCACTAGCTGATACATTTGTAAATGCTACAGTATTGGGAATTGCAACACATGATATACCGGACGGAGAAAAAGGAATACTTTCAATCTTCGGAATAGTCAGAGATATAAACACATTATCCTTTACAATTGGAGCACCTTTATACCTAAGTGACACAGTGCCCGGAACATTTGTAGAGACTGCTCCTATAATAAGAACACAGATGGGAAATGCAATAACACAAAATGCTTCAACTGGTCAAATATTCGCAAACATTGTAAGCAATGTCCCTTTACCAAGAACACTTGGAAGTCTACTGGAAGCAACAGCTCCAACAAGCTTACCTGCGGATTTAGTCAATGGTACTGTAGTATCTAGTTATACAAACAAAATAGAAATAGTGACAGAAGCTAATTTAACAACTGGTGTAATCACAATAGCACTTGATGGTACATATAGACTTAATATTAGTTTACATATGTTCTTTGATAACGTAGGAGGAGCAGGGAAAAAAGAAATTTACGTAGACTTGCGAGATGTAACAGACAATATTGTAGTTAAGTCGATAAAAGGATTTATCCTAAAAGATGCAGAAACTTACGACATTACCGACAATGGAGCATTGGCAATGGAAACAGGACACGAATATAGGTTAGAGTTAAGAAGTGAAATTGCATTAAGTAATTTTGGGTTTACTTCATCAACATACTATATTGAATCAATATTATACTAAATAAAGGGATAAGAGAATGGAAGAAACAACACAAATAACAGAGACACCAGCTGCGGATGCAGTAGTAACAGATAACAACAATGAAGCAACTACAGAGATAACATATCTTGATGGAAAATACAAATCTGTTAGCGAAATGGAGAACGGTTATAAAGAATTACAATCTAGTTACTCAAAGAAACTAGGAAATTTTGACGGTGCACCAGAAGCATACACAAGAGCTGAGGGAATAGCAGAAGGTGACCCATTATACGGATATGCTTCAGAGTGGGGAAAAGATAACCAAATGAACGATAAAGGTCTCAATGAATTGGTAGAGGGTTATAATACACATCAAGCTGAACAATTACAAGCTTATCAAGCTGAACAAATAAAAGCATTAGGACCCGATGCAAAAGAAAGACTTCAAAATGTAAGTGACTACATGAAAGCTAATACTCCTGTAGATGATGAAGCACTTCAACAAATTAACGATGGATTATTCGGTGCAAAAGGTGTTGAAGTACTAGAAGCTTTAATAAATGCTAATAAACAAACTACACCAACAGCTACACCACCTACTAGAAGTTATGATAAAGAACAATTAACTGCTATGAGATTCGCTAAGACTGAAAACGGAGAGAGACGAATGAGTGTAGACCCTGAATATAGAAGAAGAGTAGAAGCATTAGAAGCAGAAGAACACGCGAATAGAAGATAAAAATAACGAATTTGTTTCCTTTTAATAAGGAAGTAAGTTAAAAGTATGATATAATAACGTAATATTAAACTACTAAACACAATAAGATACCTCCTAGAGCCTTATAAGTTTAAGAAGTTTGTAGCGATTGGCTGCGACCTCCTTACTTATAAGGAGTCACCCAAAACCATTCAGCGATATTAGAACTAAAAAACAAAGGAAATGACATGAGTCAAGAATTAAGTTCTGTAGCAGTCGAACAGTTTGATACGGAAGTAAAACACGCATATCAAGGTATGCAAACATTAAGACAATGTGTAAAAGTAAGAAATGGTGTAGTCGGTGATAAATACGACTTTAGAACAATGGGCAAAGGCAAAGCAACAATTAGAACAGGAAGTTCTGCCGATGTTATCCCTATGGATATAGATCACGATTTAAAACAAGCTGTTTTGGTTAACTACGAAGCACCTGAATATACAGATATTTATGACCAAGCAACTGTAAACTTTGATGAAGTTTCTGAACTGGCCATGACTATTGCTTATGCAATGGGTAGACTTGACGATCAGTCAATCATTGATGCATTAAATACTTCGACAACTACACCAGTAGGTAGTGGTATCGCAGCGTTGAACTTAGCAGGTATTACAGCAGCTTCTAAAGCTCTTAATAAAGTTGAAGCACCAATGGAAGATAGATATATGGTAATTGATGAAGGTGGATTAAATGACCTTTTAAATGATTCTACTATCACATCGCAAGATTATAATAGTGTTCAATTATTAATGACTGGCGAAATCAATCAATTCATGGGATTCAAGTGGAAAATTATCGGTTCAGCTAGAGCAGAGGGTGGGCTACCATTCGTTACTACAGTACAAACTGGCTTTGCATTTCACAAGGCAGCAATAGGTCATGCTATTGGTATTGACATGAAGACTAGAGTTGATTATATCGCTCATAAGGCTTCTTGGTTATCAATGGGTATGTGGAAAGCTGGTTCAGTTGCGATTGATATCGAAGGTATCATCCCTGTAGAATATTTAAAAAGTTAGGAGTATATAATGGCATTTATAGCAAAGAATTTTGGCGGAAACGTAGGAGCTGGTTCGGATACAGCTAAGTTGTATATGTACAAGACAGCAGATACAAAAGCAGCTACTATAGCAAGTGGATATTTTAACCCACTTGTAGATATAGTGAAAGTAGGTGATGTAATCATAGCGACTACAGACACAGGAACAACAGCTAAACCATATATTATATATTGTTTAACTAACAATGGGTCTGTAATTACAACAGGGTTTGCAGCAGTATCGTAAATCTATCAAGGGGTTAATAAACTGACCCCTTTATTAAGTTTACAAAGTAAACGAAAAGGAAAATTATGACACCAGAAGAAACTATAGAAAAAGAAATTCAAGAAAAAAACTTAAATGCCCCACGGCTAACACCATCGCTTATTGACGGAAAGATAAAGGAAGAGTCTTTTCATAGATTAACGGATGTATTAACTGTCTGTGTACTTACATTAGAAAATGGTTTTACTGTTACTGGAGAATCAGCTTGTGCAAGTCCTGAAAACTACAATGAAGAAATCGGTAATAAAATAGCAAAAGACAATGCAAGAGAAAAGATTTGGGTCTTAGAGGGCTATCTTTTAAAACAAAAACTTTACGAAAGTAAATAAATTTATAGAGCATCTTCCGAGGTGTTTTATTAAGTTTATAGGAGCAACAAATGGCAGCAACAGCAAAAGATATCTCAATAGCTTCAAACGCATTACTTTTACTAGGTCACGAACCTATAGCAAGTTTTACAGAACCCTCAGCAGGCGCAACAATAGCAGCTAACTTATATGATAATTCCTACAGTTCTTTACTTACTACATACAGATGGAGATTTGCTACTAAATCAGCAGTTAAATTAGCAAGACTAGCAACAGCACCTAATGATAACTATGACAACGCTTTTCAATTACCAGCAGATTTATTGTATTTACAAAGAGTAACAGACGCAAACCTTGATTATGAGATATACGGAGACACAATTCAAACTAATCAAACAAGTGTTTCTATAGATTATACTTACGATGTAAAGGCTGATAAACTACCTCCTTATTATATTAAAGCGTTAGAATTCTATTTAGCTACACAATTTGCACTTTCTCTTACGGGAGATTTAAACAAGATGCAAGCATTCCAGCAAATGTATATATTCCAAAGCAAGCAAGCTAAGTTTGCAGATGGTACACAAAGACCATCAGAATCATTTGAAAATAGTCCATATACAGACGTGAGAACATAATGGGACAAGAATTCCTACAATCGAATATGACAGCAGGGGAACTAACACCCGAACTTCATGCACGTACAGACATATCAAAGTATGCCAATGGTGTAGCAGATGCAACAAATATGATTATCTTGCCTTATGGTGGATTAAGACGAAGACCTGGTATGTCTAAAATTGCATATCCTAAGAAATCAGAAGAGGTTAGAATAGTACCTTTTGTATTTAATCAGGAGCAAGACTATTTAATCGTTATGACAGCTTTAGCAATAGACATTCTAAAAGATGGAGTATTACAAAGCACAGAAGTAACACCTTATACACTTGCAGAGTTATTCGAGGTAGAGGTTATACAATCAGCAGATACAATGATATTCACACATCAAAACCACGCACCACAGTCGCTACAAAGACAAGGAAGCGATACCTCTTGGTTATTTAGTGCTATAACATTCGACGAATTACCTTACTATAACTTTGGTACATCTATAACAGAGAAGTATATTAATCATGGCGGAAATCAAACTGTTACAGTTGAAGTAGATGAAGTAATACTTAATAGAGACGGCAACGCAATAAACGGAGCGAATCACACTTATTATAAATGTAAAATTCAAAGAGTAGATATCAACTTAGCAGTAGAAGATTTCAGCGATTTAACTAATTGGGGAGTCGAGGGAACAGAAGAAGTAGTATGGAGTGTAACAAGAGGATGGCCACGAACTTGTACATTTTATGGAGCTAGATTATGGTTTGCAGGAACGACACAAAGACCTACATCAGTATGGGGAAGTCGAATTAATGGATTCTTTAACTTTGATTTAGGGGACGGAAGTGACGATTTAGCAATAGATGATATAGTAGATACTAACGAATTTAACGTAATAGAAAAGATATTCGCAGGCAGAAGCTTACAAATATTTACATCAGGTGCTGAGTTCATTAATCCAAATGAAATAATCACACCTGCAAACAATACGTTTAATAGACAAACTAGTTACGGGAGTACAATCGTTAGACCTATTCTTATAGATGGTGCTACGCTCTTTGTAGATAGCTCAAAACGTACTATAAGACAATTCTTGTTTAACTTTAATGAGGATGGATATACAAGTGTAAATGCTTCGTTGTTATCTTCACATTTAATAACTAATGTAAAAGCTATGGATGCAATCAAGGGAACTTCTTTTGATGTAGGGGATTACGTTTATGTAGTTAATGAAGATGGAACAGTAGCAGTACTTAATACTATGAGAAATGAAGAAATTCAAGGATGGACTCATTGGGTGACTGATGGAATAGTGGAAGATGTAGCAGTTTTAAACAAAGAGGTTTATTTTGTAGTCCAACGAGAGGGCGAAAGATTCATAGAATTATTAACAGAAGATACCTACACAGATCATAATGTAATTATTAAGGGTATAGAACCTATCACATCAAACGTAATAAGAATAAATGATAATGTTATAAGAATTGCTGACAATGTAGTACATACTGATTTCTCAACAGGTACAGCAGTATCAGAAATTCAAACTGATTATGATGGTGTTTTTGCTAATACTTTATTTAAAGTGGTGGCAGACTTCAGTATAATGCCAGATGCACTATATGAGGGTACTTCTTTAAATAATAAATTTACTATTACAAGAGATGCATATCGCATTGAAGTAGGATTAAATTTTAATACAAAAGTAACAACGTTACCAATCGCAACAACTACGCAGAAAGGTAGCACATTACATAGAAGAAAAAGAGTTGTTAAAGTAGATATAAATGTGCTTGATTCTTTAGGGGTATATGCACGTAATAGATTTAGCGGTGATAGAATGTTTACAGTAGTTTTAGATAAAGCACCCGTTCCATTTACAGGCTTTAAAGAAATGTATCTATTAGGTTATCAACGTTTAGCAGAAATAGAAATATCACAAAACGAACCTTTGCCTTTTATTTTAAGAGGTTTGTCTTATGAAATCGAATATTAGGAGTATATAATGGCATATCCAAGCGTATTTAATCAACCAAGCTTTAAAAGAACAGACTACACGTCTACTTCTGGATATATGGGAACATCTAAACCAACAACGCCAGCAACAAGCACAATGGGTTCAGGTGCAGCATATTTAGCAGGAGCTGGTGCAATTTCAGGCGTTGCAAGTGCAATTAGTAGCATATACGCTGGAAAAGTTCAGTCAATTGGCTATCAAATGCAAGCAGCAGCAAGACGTTCACAAGCAGGTCAAGCAGTTTCAGCAGCTAAACTAACAAGCCTTAAATTAAAAGAAAGATACAATGAAGTAGCAAGTAGCCAAGCGGTTATGTTTGCAGCTAAAGGAAAAAGCTTCTCAGGTGGAAGTGTACAAAACATAATGAGAGTAGATCAAGAAAAGTTACAATGGGATTTAGACTATACTGAATTAGCAGGAGAAGCTGGAACATCAGCAGCTTTAGCAGATGCAGAGGGATTTGAAACATCAGCAAGTTTAGCACGTCAAGGAGCTACAACAAGAGGTTTATTCACATTAGCAAATACAGCAATAGATTACGCAAAGGTTAAATAATGCCATTATCAAGATATAAAAGTGCAGATGTAGCACCAATACAAACACAAGAGGTAAGTCAAGGTGCATTGTCTGCAACAAGACAAGCTGGTTCAAACTTTGAAAGTCTAGCAAGTAAGCTTCAATCCTTTTCTAAAAGAGGTTTCCAAATGGCTGGAGAAGCTGCAGCAGCAGAAGCAACAGTACAAGCTGCTAACGATGATGCATCAGGCAAAGAGTTTCACAAAGAAAGTATTCACTCTATGTATGGAAAAGCTTATAATAATGCACGTTCAGCAAGTTACGCAGCTAATGCAGAAATTGACTTGACTACAACATCAGGAAACTTAGCGCACGAGTTCAAAGGAGACCCAGAGGGTTATCGTAAAGCAATGAGTAACTATTACGAAACTATGCAAACTGAAGCACCTACACCAGAATTAAAAGGTGTTATTGGAATATCGGGTAGAAAAGTAACAAATCACGCTTTTGGTCAAATGTCTATCGCTAAAGACGCAGAAGTTAAAGCCACTCAAAAGATGGAATATGTACAAAATGTAGATTTGAAAATAGGTCAAGCAGTTAATGCCAAATCTAAAGGCGATTTAAAAACATATGATTTAATTATGTCTAGTATGACAGAATACACTAAAACTATGAGTGATAATAATGTCATATCTGAAGCAGAAGTATTAAAAATAGAAGATACAGCAGCGTATACTATTGAAAAAGGTGTATTAGAAAATACTTTAGATGATATGTTAGCTACTGGAAACATGGAACAAGCCGAGGGATTAGTAAGTAAATTTAATGAAGAGATACCAAACAATTTAAGCACTTCTCAATATGAGAATATTCAATCATCTTTAAATAGCAAGTATTCAAAACAAGTTAGACTAAATAGTGTAAACGAAGTTAAAGCACAAAAAGCAAACAAGAAAACAGTTAAGACAGGAATTGATTTATATAATGCAGGTAAACAACCAGAGAACGCTGCACAACTAGATGACTTGTCATTGACTCTTTCAGAAGATGACCAAAGAGATTATAAAATAGCTAAAGAAGCTTACGGAGTATCTGCATCATTTCAAAATCTTACTTTATCAGAACAAGAAACAGAAATAAACAAAATAGAATCTAAAGATATTTCAAACGAATTTGAGCAAAAAGTATTAAATCAAATCAAATCAAACTTTAATAAAGTTAAAACCATGGCTAAAAATGACCCTATGAGTTTAAGCATTCAACAAGGTAATGTTCCAGCTACGGATGCACTACAAGTAGGAATGCTACCTGAAAACTTTATCGAAGCTATTATGATAAGAGCAGATAGTGCAAATACAAACAAAGAGATTTACGGAAATAATGCAGGGTTCTTATTTACAGACCAAGAAGCTGCACAATATTCGCAATACTTAGAAAGTCCTGATACTTCAATAGCTGACAAGCTAGCATTTATTGAACAAATAGAAAGCGTAGTTCCTGACAATGCAAGTGATGTATACTCACAATTATCTAAAAAAGGAAGTCCAGTAACATCTTATGCTGGCACATTAGTAAGAAATGGAGATTCTCAAAAAGCAGAGAAGTTATTAAAAGGTGTTCAGATATTAAAAGAAGTACCTGGAATAGTTGATTATGAGACTCTAAACTGGAAACTAGCTGGTAAAGTTGGTAATGCTATGCAATTTGCAGGGGCAGGACAAAGAAAGTCTTTATATAAAGCATCAGCAGCATATTACGCAGCATCAGCAGAAGAAAACGGGAAGCTAGATGGAGCATTAAGTATGAGTGATGTAAATACTGTAATATCAGACCTTACTAACGGACTAGGAGAAAAAGACGGGCAGAACTATTTCCTACCTAAAGGAAAAACAGAAGATGATGTGGAAGATTATTTAGATGAACTTAATAACGATAGAGTTCCAGAATTTTTAGGAATGACAAAAGAACAAGGAATTGCAACAATAAACAAAGGTCAATTAATATCAGTTGGAGAGGGTTTATATAGAGTTAGGTATAATAGACAGTTCTTAGCTAATGCAGATGGGACACCATACGAACTAAAGGTAAAATAATGACGTTTAATAATACTGAAATTGATACACAACCACTTATACAGGAATACAAGCCTGAACCTACATGGGGCGAAACGTACAAAGCAAGTGTTAAAAATTTTACATCAGTTCATTTAAGCACATCATCGCGAAATTATTACGATGATGGACTAGAAGAAAATTATCCTGATTGGATAGCAGCAGCACCCGAAAAAGAAAACGTATTTAAAAGAGTAATGAATCTAGGTGTAGATGTAGTAGAGAATTACGAGAATCTTTACAGTAAAGGTAAGCTAGACGTTATTGCATCAGACAGAGGGAATACAAGCCCAAACTCTCGAGTACAATTCGAAACAAGCGAACTAACTGGGGGACTAGCGTTTTTACAATACAAAGAAATGCAGAAAGAACACGGCTTCAAAGACTTAATAGCTATTAAATCAGAATCAAACGATAAAGCAAAAAGTGATTATTTAGAATCTGGCAAAGTATTAGCAGAGAGTGACAGCTGGAGTGCAAAATTAGCAGGTGGAGCAGTTGGAGTTATGAGTGATCCAATTACTTTAGCAACACTACCTGTAGGTTCTTGGAAAACTGGTGGTACTATTATGGCTAACGCAGCAAGAGCATTCGGAGAAGAAGCACTTATTGAAACAGCAGCACAAGCAGTTATCGCACCAAACGTATACGCATTTAAAAAAGAATTAGATATTAAAACTTCTTTAAAAGATGAAGTGTACACAGCCTTAACTTCAATCGCAACGGCTGGAATGTTTAGAACAATAGGTAGTGCTGGTTTTGATTTAACAGCTAGTGGAATAAAAGCGTTAAAAGCTAAAGACCCATCAATGGCGAAAGATTACGAAGAACTAATAAAAGGTCAAAAAACTGAGGGTGTAGAGGGTCATATCGACAACCTACATAAAACAGAGTTTGGAGATTCTCAAGTAACAGAGATTAAAGACCCAAACGCTGAGGGTCAGGCACTTAATCAAGCCGAACCTATACGAGAGTATGGAAATCATGAAGAAATGCTTTTAAAGCAAGATGTCGCACCTATTGAAGATTTATCATTAGTAATAGGTAAAACAGAAGACGGTATGCCACAAATGAAAAGTTATAAAGAACTAGAGTTAGAATATGATAATGAAGATACAATATTAACTAACTTGCAAAACTGTTTAAAAGGAGCATTATAATGGATTGTTTTATAGACGTACCAGAAGATATAGCAAAATATGTAAAGTCTAAAAATGCAGAAGAAGCTATACAAGAGTTAAAAATGGAGAATATCCGTAAAAGAAAGCTTACTAATATGAGCAAAGAAGCTCAGGGCAAGTTAATTAATATGATGGATAATCATCCAAAGGGTCCCGAAGTTGGATTAAGAAGTATACTTACATCAGACGCATACGCAATAGCTAATAATTCTAATATAGAATATAGACAAAAAGCTTTACAAGGTATCGCAGAAAGTTATATTCCAGAATTAAAAGAAAGATTAAGCACAACACGGCTTGGATTTAATAGAGATAAAGAATTAGGTCGTGACTTCATACGTGCGATATTTGGAGATACAGAAGTCAATCCAGTTGCAACTAGACTAGCTAAAGAATGGCAAGGGGCAAGTGACTTTATACGTGAAAGATATAATAAGTTTGGTGGTAATGTTGGGAAGTTAGATTATGGTTATATTCCACAAAGTCACGATAGGGTAGCAGTTCAAAAAGTACCTAAAGAAGACTGGGTTAATTTCATTACTCCACTACTTAAAAATGCTGATGAAGTAGACTTAAAATATGTTTATGACACAATTTCTACTGGTGGATTAAACAAAATCAAAGAGGGTTCAATCGGTAGTGGAAAATCAATAGCTAATAAAAACGCTGACCCTAGAATACTACATTTTAAAAACTCTGACGATTGGATTGCATATCAAGAGAAATTCGGTAACGCTGACCCAATGGCCACAATAGATGACCATATCAGAAGCTTAACAACTGACATGAGTATGATGGAAATACTAGGACCTAATCCAAATCATATGTTTGAAACTTTAAAAACTAAAGTCGATAAAGATATGGTGGGTAAAAAAGGTAAGGAGTGGAGAAGTTACACAGATTCACTTTATGCGGTAGTTAGCGGTAAGGTGGATAGTGATTTAAGTGGTATTGGATTACTTGGTCCCACCGCTCAAACACTAAGAGCAGTTAACACGGCTACAATGTTAGGAAGTGCAACACTCTCGGCCGTTTCAGATACAGCATCATTATTCGTCAACTCAACATTTCAAGGAATGAACCCTTTTAAAGTAATGTTAAAAATGGGCAAAATGATGAAGATTAAAAACCAAGAAGATGCAATCCGTGCGGGACTTGGTGCTGATGTTTTTAATTCAGAGATTACAAGAAGATTCTCAGAAGTTGGCGAAGGTTTTTGGTCTAAAGCATCAGAAGCATTAATGCGAGCCACTTTTATGGATATATGGACGGAAGCAGGTAGAAAAGCATTCCAAACTGAATATATGCATAAAGTGTTAGATGGTAGAAAGATAGCTGATTTAAGTGTGGACGAACAAATTAAAGTATTGGAAAAAGTACAAACAGAAACAGACTTTGCAGTACTTATGCCAACGGCTAGGACAAGAGCAATTACAACAGCAGGAAAAGAAAAAGGTACAGCAATGGGGGAATTTGTAAGAACATCTACACAATTTTCTTCATTTCCTTTAGTGTTTATGCAACAACACGGGGCTAGAATGTTTATGCAAAATGGAGCAGGAAGTCGAATCGCTTATGGTGCTTCACTAATTACTCTTACTACATTAGTGGCTTCTTTTGCTATGATGTCTAAAGACTTCGCTAAAGGTTTTACTCCTAGAGAGGGTATGGATATAACAGATGAAAGTATCGACACAGAATCAAAAGTAAAGTTTTGGAGTGCAGCAGCTTTACAAGGTGGAGGTCTTGGAGTATTTGGGGATTTAATATTTAGCGATCAAACAAGATACGGCAATAGTCCACTTCCAACAATGGCTGGTCCTACTGGAAGTGTAATAGAAGATGCAGTAAAATTAACAGTTGGAAATGCACAACAAGCTATTAAGGGAGAAACTACACACGCAGGAAGTGAAGCGGTAGACTTTATTAATAGACACGCGAATCCAGTTAATACATTCTATACAAAATTATTGATAGAGCAGTATGTAGCAAGGAATCTTAAGATATTACTAGATGATGATTATGAAAGAAGCGAAGCACGTAAACTTAGAAAAAGAAATAAAGAATATGGTCAAGAAAAATGGCTAGAAAACAACTAAATAAAAGGAGACAATAATGTCATTTAACAGCAACCCAGGTTCACAAAGTTATGTCGCATCAGAAGGTCAAACAGATTATGATTTTAATTTTAAAATCTTTTTAGATACAGACGTATTAGTATATCAAACGCTATCAGGTCAAGTACCTAACGATGCAAACGACTTATTAACACTAGCAACAAACTACACAGTTTCAATAGTTGGAGATTCTGGTGGGAAAGTAACGCTTAATGTAGGTGCAGGAGTAGGGGATACAATTGTAGTGAGAAGAAATCTACCATTAACAAGAGATGTTGAATATCAAACATCAGGTGATTTGTTAGCAACCACTTTGAATGATGACCAAGATTATCAAACTTATCTTATCTTAGATGGTGTTTTAGACAACGCAAGAGCCTTGACATTGCCAGACACGGCTATAGGAGTATCTTCTCAACTTCCAAATCCAGAAGCATTTAAATTAATGAGGTGGAACGAAGACGCAAACGCTTTAGAAAATATTGCAGTTAGTGATAATTCAACATTTACTAATATTTTAAATGTAGATTCTATAGCAGACTTAGCAACAGTTAATGTATTATTATATGAAACTGTAAACGTAAGAGGTTATTATCAGCCAAACGATGGCGGTGGCGGTGTTTTCAATTATGATACAACACAATCAGGCACTAATGACGGTGGTACTGTACTAAACGGATGGGTTAGACAGTATACAGGAAGGCTAAATGTTAAATGGTTTGGAGCTAAAGGGGATGGAGTAGCAGACGATACTATCTCTATGCAATTAGCACACGATACAGATTACGCAATTTTTTACCCTAGAGGTGTTTACTTCTTTACTAATATTACAATAGGTGTTGGCGGTATCATTGGTGAGGGTATGGAAGTAACTACACTAAATACAATTCATGCTACATCAGATTCAATAACATTCACAGGCTCACCTGCTGCATTAAATGGTGAAGATATGAGCAAAGTACCTATGTTTTGGGATTTCTATTTAACTACAAATATTGCCAAAACAGCAGGGGCAGGAATTGTTATAGAACCTGCAACAACAGAAACGCTATTTGGAACATATACAAACTTAGGTATTTATAATATACCAACAAGTATGAAGTTTGTTAAATCATCTTTATACACTATTACAAACTGTAAATTTTTAGGGTATTTAGAATATGGTTTAGATATCAGCAACACAAACGATGTTGATCGTGGAGATAGTCAAATTACAAGCTGTATATTCTCAACAAATCAAGCGTCAGGAAGTAGACAAGCTATAAATTATAAATCTTCTGCCGGTTTAAAATTTACAGGTAATAAAATAATTGGTGGTGTTTCTGGATTAGTATTGTCTTATGTTGGTGCTGCCGTAACTACTGGAGACTTAATAATTACTGGAAATTCCATTGAAGGACTTTCCGACTTTGCTGTTTATTTAAGTAGATTTAGTGGGACTGGAAATTTTGGTGCAATAGTTATAACTGGAAATCAAATGGCAAACCAAGGGACGTGTATCGGAACAGATGCATCGGGTGCGATAAGTCAAGTAACAATAGTAGGTAATGATTTAGCGTCATATGCTACTGGTAAGCATTGTGTATACTTGGAAAACGTAGCACATTTTAATGTTAGTGGAAATACGCTAAGCGGTAATGCTTCACTTTCTACAGGTGTGTCAATTACTGCAAGTTCTTCAAATGGGAAAATAGGTAAAAACACATACAAAGACTTATTGGCTACAGTTGATAATCAAAGTGCTTCTACTTTTATAGATGGTGATAAGCAATCGGGTTCGGTTGGTTCAATTACTACAGGGTCAGCATTCGGAGTATTATATCACGGAACATCAGCCGTAGTATTTCCTACAGCATATACTGTAAAACCCGATGTTTATTGTAATGCAGCAGGAGGTGCAGGAATAGCTGGTGGATTCGGAGGATATGCAACAAATATATCATTAACTGGATTTACTTATAATCTTGTAGGTGTAGATACTGGAGCAACTTTAGAATGCTTATGGACAGCTTCAGGAGTAGTATAGTAGCACTAGTGATATTAAGTGTATCACTAGTATAATAGAAACCATTAATTAAAACAAAAGGAGGGTTAAGCTAGTGGATGAAGAAGAATTAGAAAAAATAGTAACCGACTCAATCAAGGAAGCAACAGCAGAAGAAAAAGCACTTGAAAAAGTCGAGGGTTTACATAAAGATTCTCAGATAGAAGAGTTAAAGCGAAAGAATGAATTACTTCTTGATATTATTAAAAACAATAAACAAGATGAAAATACTTTTAGCGTAGGCATCTTAGAAACTCAAAAAATGATAGTGGCTATGCATAGTGCAGTCGTAAGTAATGGCACAGATATAAACACATTAAGAGGAGATAACTTTGAATATTATGAGGAGCTTAAAACATTAGCAACAAAGATAATAAAAGGACTTAGTAAGTTTTTATTATCTGTAATAGTTTTAGCAGTTGCAATAGGAATCGGAGTAGGTGCAGTTTTAAATGAAAATAAAGAAACTGTTAAAGAATGGAGTGAACCAGCTTTTAAAGTGGCAGGTATAGCAAATGATGTTAAAAAGACTAGTACTAACTTGATAGGAGGTAATTAATATGGAACTATGGAAATCATTATTTAGTAGTGGCGATACAATATCTAAGGCAACTGATGCAGTTATAAATGCTGGTGATAAAATGTTTTATACAGACGAAGAGAAGATGGACTCTAAAATAAAATTAACGGAATTCTTTCCTAATATTTTAAAAGCATATGAACCATTTAAGATAGCACAAAGAATGTTATCTTTTTGGTTTAGCTTATTGTTTGGAGTTGCTTTTATTACAGGTTTATCAATGACTATATTCAATGCTTATATAAAATATGATGCATTAAAAAGCGGTGTTCCATTGGATAAAATAGTATTATTAGATATACAGCCGTTAATCGCACTAGTAGGAGCTTTTAGTTTAGGCACTATAATGATGGCTATAATAGGTTTTTACTTCTTAGGTGGAAGTATAGAAAGTTTTAGAAGAAAATAAAAGGAAAGAAAATGGCAGATTTTACAAAAAGCTACAGAATATTAAAAGGTGCAGAATTCAGTAATAAACCTAAGAAGTTTTTACACATAAACGAAAATGAGAATGATTTAACAATCGGAGGAGTATATGAAAAGTGGAATAGATATAATATCGACTGGGAATTTGTACGTAAGATATTAACAGCGTGTGAGAACAATTTTGAACGTGCAAGTACTATGTTATTTAATGATGAAGAAATGCAAGTGGATGTTATCTCAGCATTTAGACATGGATACTGGAGTAAATGTAGACTAGATGATGTTAACTCACAAATCATCGCTAACGAGATTTTTATAAGTGGTACTAACATTGGTAACGAACAAGCTATTAAGATGGCACAGGACGTTGTAGGAGTTACAATAGACGGTATTATTGGTATTAAAACATTAAGAGCATTAAATAACTTTGACGAGCATGTATTTAGTGAAGATTATGATGTAAAAGAAAATGAATATTATTTAGCTATTTCTAAAGACAATCCAAAACTTGCAATAAATGTAGAGGGTTGGAGAAATAGAGCAGCTTTAGTATGATAGAAATACCAAAGATACCAGAGGGAAAAAAAGTAAAATTCAATACTGAAAAGTTTTTTATATGGACCACTATAATATTATCTTTCACATTATTATATAATTCTGATATTTTTGGATTTACCTCATATGAAAATATGATGTGTCTGAAATATGAATTAAATCTTGACTTAAAATAAAACTTTAGTTATAATTATTCACTTCATTAACAACTCTTTGTTAATTTAGGTATATCTTTATTTACGAAACAAATCACTAAATTTTTTAATAATATCATTCTGACTCCCTCGGGATGATATTACCTTGCTTTAATAATTCATCCGTTATACTTCATTCATCAAAAGACAACAAATATAAATACTCTCATATTTATAATAGATTTAGTACTCAGCGTGTCTTTTGTCAGCTACTTTTAACGAGTAGCTTTTTTTATGCCTAATCTTCAATACAAATAATCAAATTGTTAAATTCTTTTACTTTTTTATGCTTTATCCTTGACAATGTTAAAAATATTAACTATAATTAGGGTATCAAAACAACAAAGGGATATAAAATGAGAGAATTAACAGATAGATTAAACGTAACAAAAGAAGAGTTAGAAACAATCAGACAAACACTATTAAGATTTATGGACTTTAGAATGGAAAGTAGAGAAAATAAACACGCTACATCAAGTGAAGATATGTTTAGAATCGTTTTAAATAAAGAACAATACGAAGAGTTTAGAATAAACGCTATGACTAATTCGATGTGCAGAGACCTCTTAAAGTTCTAAGGGGTTTTTATGGCACACTATAAAAAGATAATAAGACGAGAAGATAAAAAGATATTTTATATACTAGATGACGAGTTCTTATGTAGTGATAGAAAGAGAGTACTAAAAGATATAAAAAATGTCAAAAGGCTACACACAAGATTTAGAAATTTTATAATAGGGATAGACTAATGAAACCAACTGACACAAACATAGCCGAGTATTTTAAAGATATAACTCGGCAAACAGTAGCAAAATATAGGAAAAGTGAAAAGTTAATAGAACAAATATTATACGATGCAATGAAAGCACACTTCATAAAAGCACACGAAGAAAAGGGGACGTGATGAGTACAAAAATTCAAGCTGACGAAATCAGTTCAATCATACAGGAAAGAATAGATAACTTTGAATTAAATCCAGATGATGAAAAACTGTTAACATTAGAAGAAGCGGTTATAGCATCAAGAGAAGATGATAAATGTATAGCAGTAGTAATGGGAACTGGGGATTTTAGAGTAATGGAAATAATGAAAGAAAGCATCGTGAAAGCCTTTGATTGTAACCAACTAGAAGAACTACCAAAGCCAAACAGAAAAAGAAATGAATTTGGATATGTAAAAAGAAAGTTTAGATAACCACACCCACACTTAAAGACAATTCAAGTTTTTAAGTGTTATAATGCAGATACGAAAATGAAATAATTTTTCAGATTAGGGTAGTCTTGACCCATAGATAGACAACAATAGTTTATAGAGTATATTTAAATGGTTTGAGTTTCAAGCTTGGCGGTTCTCCTCGAACCATCTAAATATTTTCTATTAAGTTATTGAGTGATAGAACCGCCATTCTAATCACAAAAAAACAATCAATACTTAAAATTTAATGTTAATGGCAAAACCTAAAAGGGTTAAAATGGAAGATAAATTTATAGTGCTTCAGCATAGCATGATTAGAAGAACAGACTTAACAATGCAAGAGAAAATAGTTTACTTAGAGATTCTAAGTTTATCATCATTAGAAAAAGGCTGTATAGCTTCTAATAATCACTTTGAATTAAGTTTCGGTATAAGTAAAAAAAGTGTATCAAATACAATTTCAAGCCTTATAAAAAAAGGTTTTATAGTAAGTGAATTAACGAATAGAAATCACAAAAGAGTACTATCCATAAAAAGTGGAGGGGTATCCACAAAAGATGGACAGGTATCCATAAAAAGTGGAGAGACTAAAGAGACTATAACAAGTAATAAAACAATTAATAACAATTCTCTTTTTTCTAAGTATGTAGAAAGCAAAGAAACAACTAAAAACGAAGAAGCTTTAATATTAGATTATTTAGTTTATAGAAAGCAATTAAAAAAGCAAATAAAAACATTAGCACCACTAAAAGCTTATTATAAAATAATACTTGATTTACATACGAAAGGTTATCACGTAAAAGCTTGTATTGAATTAATGAAAGAAAAAGAGTGGATGACTTTAAGTGAAGAGTGGATTAAGAATAGCGGATTAAACAATAAGCCAGACTTTACAGAAGTAGTTTTATAATGGAAATGCAATACATGACTGCTTATCAAAGAGTAATATTAGTATCTGTTTTACAATGTTACTTTTTAGATGAAAAAGAAATGGAAGAAATAAACGAGTTAGAATTAAAAGAGGAATACTTTACTGGATATTTCAAATCAGTAGTAAGAACTATAAATATTCTAAGAAAAACAAATCCAATAGTAAATGATGATATGGTAGAAGAATTCTTAGTAAGTAAGAATCATTTCAATCAAAGAGAGTATATAGCTATTTTAACAACACTTGGAACGTCTCTAAGCTGTTTAAAGTGGTATATCGATAAATTACGTGGCGAATACACAAAAAGGCTTTTAAAGTGAATACAATTAACTTAGAACAACTAAGACATGAAATAATAGATTATAAAGTACAAATAGAAAAATGTACAGATACAAGTGAACTTTTATTATTAAAAAGAAGATGGTTAGAAACTGAAACAAAATTATTAAATGCGATTGAAGATAAATCAACCAATACTAAACTATTTGCACCTAAAAACATAAGAGATATTAAAGGCTTGAATCTTGAGGTAGTAGGACTTAATTATATACCATTCATCAAAGGAGCTTACAATATTTTAACTGGTCGAGGAGGTTCGGGAAAATCTGCAATAGCTTTAAAAAGTATGATTATGTATTTAGCTATTAATCCAACAAAAACAGGATTAGCATTTTTTACAGAAGATGGAAAAGACGATATTACATCAAGATTAGAAATGATTTGTCGAGGGGAAAACATAGACAGCAACGATATTATAAACCGTGTGCATTTTATAACAGTAGAAAATGACGACCGTATCAAGTGGGCGAAAACTTCAAGAGATGGCTATCAAGTAGAAAATGTTTATATTAATGAAGTAATTGCATTCGCAAAAGATAACAATGTAGGATTTATTATTATTGATCCACTTAAAAGATTTCATTCATTAAGTGAAAATTCAAATGACGATATGGACGTTTTAGTAAGAGATGTATTTGTAGACATGGCGGTTAAAACAGAAGCGGTTCTTTTAGTATTACATCATAGTTCAAAGAGTGGAGAAAGTGGAGCATCTAGGGGAGCTTCAACAATTAGTGATAGTGCAAGGTTAGGCTGGAATATCGGAAAATATTATATTAAAAATGAAAAGACTGGCGAAGTTGTTGTCGACGAATCAAAAAGAAATAAAATTAAGCTATCGATAATAAAAGATAATCAAGGACTAGAGGGTAAATGTATTATAAGAGATGTATCGGACAATTCAATACCTAATCCATTAAGCGGTTTTATTGGTGGATATAATAACAAAGCACCAGAAATAACACAATACAAATACAAAGAAAACACAAACAATATTATTGATGACGCTCCTGCAATAGATGCAGATATTCCAGATTTAGGATTTTAAAATGAATGATTTAATAAAAGAATCTAAGACTTTAGCAATAGCAAATAGTAATCAAAAGAGGTTGAACTAATGAAAAAGTTACTAGTTATACATATGTGTTCTGGAACAGGAAGCGACACAAGATTTTTTGATTTAGACCCTAGATATGAAGTTATAAAAATAGGAATAGAAATAGGTGTACAGAATTATATCCCACCAAATAGAAAAATTCATTTATGTTATGGTAATCCAGTATGTACAGGCTTTACAACTATACACGGATTTAATAAAGAGCCATTAAAAGAAGATGGAATGTATTTAGTAAATCATTGTTTGAGAATTATAGAAGCTTGTAGTCCTAAATACTGGGTAATTGAAAACCCTGCAAAGGGTAGACTAAGGGATTTTATGGGTAAACCTAAAGCTATTTATCAACCTTGGGAATATGGAAGTCCTTGGACTAAACAAACGGCATTATGGGGAAATTTTAATATGCCTGAAAAGATTTATAACAAATGGGAAGACGTACCTAATAAATTAGACTTATGGACGAGAAAAGACAAAGGTGTAAAAAGAAAAATCCCAGCACTTGCATACTTGCATAAATCAGCTGCTAAATTAATTCCAGAGTTTGCATGGGCAAAAGATTTAATTAAAGATGATATGACATTAAGGTCAATGTGTAGTCAAGGATTCGCAAAAGCATTTTACGAAGTCAATAAATAGATGCCTAAACCTAGAATATGCAGAGGATGCACGATATTATTACCAATAGACAGCTCCCTGCAATATAAGCGAAAAGACGGATCAATTAAAGATGGTGCTATTTGTAAATATTGCTGGAAAGATTTTAAAACTTCTTCAAATAAAAAAGCTTATGCAAATGGTGCTTTTGATTATCGACTTAAAGAACCAACTAAAAAAGTATGTAGTGAATGTAAAAATAGTTTTCATTCCACAATAGTTCATAAAGTAACTTGTAGCGAAGTTTGCAGCAAGAAAAGACACAATAGAACAAATAATAAAAAGCGTAATGCAGTTTCTAAGTTTGCTCAAGTGGCTTAAATTTGGAAATTCTTTTTAATAATAACAACAAAAGTTTGACAAACAAAAGTTGTTATGCTATAATTTGGGTACATTAAAAATAAGGATATAAAATGATTAGTAAAGAGTTATTAAAAGAGGTTTTAGGAAATAGAAGTCATTCGCTAAAGGTATATGGAATTAATAATCAACATTTCGATGTAATTTTGAATGGTAGGGATTTTCAAGACGAAAAACTTAATAAACATGAATTAGCAAATGAATGTAAAGAATGGGCATTAACAAAAGGGTATGAAGTGCATTCAAATATAGGAAATAACCTAACTGAAAAAGTAAAAGGATATTGGAAATTGTGCTATGAGAGAACAGGAAAACCAGTAAAAAACATGATGTATGAAACTTGTGAGTCAGAACCCGAAGCAATATTTAAAGCGTGTCAATGGATACTAGATAATGCTTAAAAATATAAACATAGACCACAAAATACTATCAAAACATTTCAACAATACAAACGAGGGAATGAGAAAGTTAAAACGAAAACACGAAGCTGGAAACGGCGGTTTGTGGACTGTATACGTAAAAGCATACAACTACGATACAAACAAGCTAGAAAACAAAACCAACCAAGAGTTACTAACACTACAAGCAAAACTAACAGGCTTATTAAGTGAAAGAGGAGTTTTAACAATCAAAGAAGATTACGAAGACAAATCAAGCTTTGAAGCTCAAGTTTCAGAATGTTTGGATAAAAAGTGAACTGCAAAAATTGCAATGACAAACTACAAAACTACGCTGATTTAAAAAAGCGTGGATATTGTTTAAAAACAGAATGTAAAGTTGCTTACAGATTTAGAAATGAGAAAAAGCCAAAAATGAGCCAGCAAGAAGCGAGATTAGAAAAACTAAGAAAAGAGGGGATTATATTATGAAATACTCAAAAGAATTTAAAAAGATGCAATGGACTAAAAGAAATATACACCAGATACTTAAATATTATAGAGAAAAGAGGGATGGAAAATGAGTGAAAATATAGAAACAGCGTTAATTTTAATGGTAATAGTTGGAGGTTGTGTAGGAAATGGTTATGTAGATGCCTATAAGAAAATAGAATTAAGAAAGTTGGAGATTATTCAAAATGAAAATACTAATAATAAAAAACAATAAAACAATCGGTAACTATAAAAGCACAAGCACCGCAGCACACGCGTTAAAACTTCAAGGACTGACAACAAACCAAGTCGAGCAAAAGATTAGCACAGTTAAAAGAAATGAGATTTCGGAGATCAGAATATAATGAAACTAAACCGAAGAGAAATACACGGATTACTAACAACTAAAGACAGATTAAAAGAAAAAGCACCTGTTATCGACAATACAAAGAAGTTGCAGAATGAGTGGAAAAAGAAAAATAAAGTTAAAAAGGTTTAGAGGATGATTAATAAAGAATTATTAAATGAAGTATTAGAGCTTGACGAAAAAGGATATTGCAGAAGTAAAGTAATGCGATGCTATGTAAAAGAAAATAAAGTATTTGAGCATTGGGGAAGAGAAGACCGAGAAACAACAGTTAATATTCACGAATTAGCACATAAGTGTAAAGAATGGGCATATAAAAAATCAATATATCATATATCCTCCCATTTACACGGAGGTGGAAATTATTCTGATGTTTATCAAGAGTATAGTGAAGATACATACTTTAGCTGTATCGCAGACACAGAACCCGAAGCAATATTTAAAGCGTGTCAATGGATATACGAAAAGATAAATGGCTAGAAGTTCAGACTTAACACAACCTTTTAAAGTATATAGAAATAGTGAGTGTTTTAAATGCTCACTAAACTACACAGGGGAACTTAAAATAAAAGAACACCCCGAAACTAAAGAACAAATAATAATCTGCAAAACTTGCTACTCAAACTTACAAAAAGAATTAAACAATAAAGGCACAATTTAAGTTTAATTTAAAGATATTGTTGTAAACTGTTCTTAGTTAAAAAATTAACATGATATTTAAATCTCGAAAACTGTTAAACAAGATTATTTTTTAAATGTGCTTCTTAGTGAGGAGTAGATAAAGAAATAAGGATTAGAGATGAAAAAAGAGAAAGTTTTAGGATTAAAAGCAGGGGATACAATCAGATTAAAATCTACTATAAATACATTTATAGACAATAAGTATGATGATGAATTTTTAGGTAAAGATTTTACGGTCGAAGAGCTAGGGGAAGATGTGGACGGAGATTTAATAGTTTGGCTAAAAGGAACTTCAGTAGCTTTTAATTGGCAAGATATAAAATGCAACCGCTAACATTCAACGAATGGTACGAAAAATACCATGATGAAGATTCAATGATTACAGCAGAGTTGCAATATGATTCTTACTTAGATGAAATAGGAGATATTGCTTACGAAGAGTATAGAGATAGAGAGGACTAAATTATGAGAGAGAAATTAACTAAGTACTTAAACAGAAATATAGTGAGGTTAGCTAGTTTAGAAAAAGAACTAAAAGAAACGAGTATCGACGACCCCGAAAGAGGTTCGGTGTTGGCAAGAATCACAGAAGTTGAAGAGTATAATTTAGAGTTAAAAGAAATATTGGAGATAGCAAAATGAATGATTTAGATTGGTTAACGGATGAAAATTACGTATGGAAAAACATATATTACAATGGTAAACAGATAAAGGGGAAATCGTGAAATTATTTGAAAAATTAAACGCTGTAAATGTAAGTGAACATATAGAAAAAAAAGGGAATCTGTCTTATCTAAGTTGGGCGTGGGCTTGGATAACAATTAATAAAAATGCTGAAAATGTGAAACAAAAAGTGTACGAAGATGCAAACGGAAATAACTATCATAATGACGGCAAGACGGCATGGGTAAAAGTTGGTATTGAAGCGGAAGAAATAGAACATATTGAATATTTGCCTATTATGGACTTTAAAAACAAATCTATACCATTATCTGCTTTAACTTCAATGGACGCTAATAAGGCTATTCAAAGAGCAGGAACAAAGGCTATTGCAAGACATGGACTAGGTTTATATATATATGCAGGAGAAGATTTGCCTGAAGCAGAACCAATTAAACCAATACCTAATATTAACGATGAACAAGTCCTTACATTAGTTAAGCTAATTGCAGAATCAGGAACAACACTAAAAGCACTTATGACAAAATTAAACTGGGGAATTTCAGAACTAGAAGAGATTCAAGAACCAAGCTTTATTTTTGTAGAAGATTTATTAAGAAATAAGATAGAGGAAAATAAAAATGCAACTAACTAAAAAAACATCATTACAAAAAGTTGAATCAGATGTAAAAGAAACTTTAGATTGGAAACTTACTCAACTACAAGAAAAGAATTTACCAGTTGAGCAAGGGCTAGCTGATTATATTTATTTAGGAATGCAAGGAATTGATACAGATATTGAACAGTTAAACAACTATATAACTACGATAAAAGATAAAGTCAATGAATTAAAAGCTAACAAAGAAGACACAAGCCATAAAATAGCAGTTTGGTTACAAGATACAGGCTTAGATAAAATAAACGGTATAAGCGTATCTAGTATTACAATTAATAAAGGTAAAGATTCTGTAACTACTACGACAACAGTAAAAGAATTTAAAACAGACCTCCCACAAGAACAGATAAACGACTTAATATCTGAAAACAATTTAGGGGATTGGGTAGATGTAGAAAAGGAAACAAAATCGAAACCAACTATCGATAAGATAAAAGTAAACAAGTTAAGAAAGGTTAAATAATGGAAAAAGTTAATTTAGATTTAGAATGTGATTACTTAGGACAAGTAGAAACATCATATCAAGATACACAGTTAAGAGTAAGTCTAAAAAATGTAAACGTAGATAATTTAATTAGCGAACTTTTAGACAATGTAGATATTGAAAGTATATTAATGCAAATTGATCCAATTAGTTTAGTTAAAGAAGTAAATAGAAAAATCGAAGAGGATAAGAATTTAGTTGCAGAATTAAAAGAAGAGTTTGAAAGCTAAAAAGATGAAGATTAGTTACATAATCAGAAAAGGGAGTAGCATCCCTTACACGGAAGAGGATAGAGAAAAGCAAAACAAGCTAACTGAGGGTGCAGTTTATGAGCATGATTATAAACATATAGATAAAAGAACAATCGCCCAAAATAGATTAATACATCAAGTGTGTAAAAACATATCAGACGAATTAGGAAAACAAAACATATCTTTAAATAGCGTTTTAAAGCATGATACACCGTGTTCAATGTTGGCAGTTAAGGAATTAATGTTTAAAAGTGTTGTTATGTCTCTATACGGAAAGAACAGCACAACAAAGCTAGACAAAGACGAATTAAACTTAGTGTTTGATACTTTGATTATGGCTTTAGGTTCTAAGGGATTAGATACAAAAAATATATTAGATAAAAAGGATTAGATTATGTTTCATACAGCAATATGGGATTTATTAGCAAGTGGA